AACTCCAGGATGCGGTGATCCCGAGACTGTTCCCGGGCGAAAAGATCGGCACGGTCACAGCGGCGCGGCCGAGCAGCAATTTCGAGGCGTTCGAGGGCGCGGTGCTGCGCAACTTCGCCTCGGCGATCGGCGCGTCCTACGAGCAGGTCTCGAAGGACTGGTCGAAGTCGAACTATTCGAGCGCGCGCGGCGCGCTGCTGGAAGCCTGGAAGACCACGGGCCGCCGGCGCAACCACTTCACCCGCAATTTCTGCTCGCCGGTCTATGGCGCGGTGCTGGAAGAGGCGATGGATCGCGGCGAGCTGCCGCTGCCGGCCAACGCGCCCGAGTTCATGGAAGCGCGCGGCGCCTACATGGCCGCGAACTGGATGGGTCCGGGTCGCGGCTGGGTCGATCCGGTGAAGGAAGCGCAGGCCGCTGTCATACGCATGGACGGCGGCATTACCACGCTCGCGCACGAATGCGCCGAGCAGGGACTCGATGTCGAGCAGGTGATCGAGGAGCGCGCGCAGATCATCGCGATGTGGAAGGCCAGCGGCATGGCGCTGCCGGCCTGGGCGCATGACGTGCCGGCGGCGCAGGCCGATACGAAGCCGAGGGCGGCATGAACGCGCCGTTCCCGCATCTCGCGCAGCGGCTATTCAATGTGCCGCTGGCGATCAAGCCGGAGAAGGCCGAGATCGTCATGGCCGCACTCGCCGAACGCTTCGGCATCACGCATCTGTTCGGCCCGTCCGGCGTCGTCGTGTTCAACGGCCAGCGCGCCTTCGATCAGGACGATGTCGGCGCCGCCGGCCGGGACCGGCAATGCGGCTACAGCGTCACGCGCGATGGCGTCGCCGTGATCGAGGTGTGCGGCACGCTGGTGCATCGGCTCGGCAGCCTGCGGCCCTATAGCGGCATGACCGGCTATGACGGCATCCGCGCCAACATGCTGCATGCGCTGGCCAACGGATCGGTGCGGGCGATCCTGCTCGATATCGACAGCCCCGGCGGCGAAGTCACCGGCTGTTTTGATTTGGCCGATGCGATCTACGCCGCGCGATCGGTGAAGCCCTGCTGGGCGATCCTGAATGAGTCCGCCTACAGCGCCGCCTATGCGCTCGCCTCGGCCTGCGCGCGGATCACCGTGCCGCGCACCGGCGGCACCGGTTCGATTGGCGCAGTCTGGCTGCACAGCGAAATGTCGCGCGCGCTGGACAAGGACGGCATCACGGTCACGGTGATCCGCTCGGCGTCCCGAAAATTCGAGGGCAACAATGTCGAGCCGCTGAGCGATGCGGCGCGCGCCCGCGCCCAGGCGGAAGTCGACCGCACCGCCGCGCTTTTCGTGGCCACCGTCGCGCGCAATCGCGGCCTCGGCGCGACCCGCATCGCCGATACAGAGGCCGCCTGCTTCACCGGCGCGCTCGGTGTGCAGGCCGGCCTCGCCGACGCCGTGATGGCGCCCGATGCCGCTTATCGATCGCTTGTCGCGTCGCTCCAGTAAGGGAAACACCATGTCTGAAAATGCTCCCGTGGCGACGGCCGCGGTTCATCTCGCGCATCTGGGCGGCGTGACAGCGCCGGATGCCCTGCTGTCAACGACTGCCCTCAGCGGCGTTCCCGCGCCGCGCGCCGATGACGAGGACGACGGCTCGGACACGAAGAAGGCGAGGGAAAAACAGGCCCGCGACAAGAAGGCGCGGCGCGCCCGCAAGGCGAAGAAGCGCGACGAGGAGGATGACGGCGAGGATGATCCGGACGACGAGGAAGACGATGACGACGAGGACATGCGCGCGACCTCCGTCACCGGCCGCGCCCGCCGGCGCGAGCGGGCGCGCTGCCTCGCGATCTTCGAGGCTGCGGCGCTGACCGGGCATCCTGGCGCGCGCGGCCTGGCGACGCACTTCGCGTTTGGCACCGCGATGCCGCGCGGCGTGGCGATCGCGGCCTTGCAGGCGGCGCTCGCGGCAATGCCGACCGGGCCGGCGCGGCCAAACCTCGCGGCGCGCATGCAGGAGGCCGCGGTGCCGCGCGTCGAATCCGATGCGCCCGGCGGTGGCCAGGTGCAGCCGTTCCAGCGCCTGTTGAATTCGCGCGCGAAGGCGCTCGGCCAGAAGAGCTGATCCGTACGGAGAACATGCGACATGACGACGCCCAACTACTGGTCGCCGCAGCCCGGCACCGCGACGGTGAATTTTGTTCCCGACTATCTGATCGGCGGCGACTTTCCGATCGCCACCGAGACGGGAATCATCGCCGCCGGCCAGGTGCTGCAGCGCGGCACGGTGCTCGGCCAGCAGCTGCTCAGCCAAACGATCACATCGTCGGCCGGCGCCAACACAGGCAACGGCACGATTGGCGCATTGTCGGTCGGCACGACCGCGAAGATCGGCGCCTACAAGCTGGTCGCAACCGGCCCGACCAGCTTCGCTGTCACCGACCCAGCCGGCGTGGCGCTACCGGTGGCAAACGTCGGCACAGCTTACGCCGACGCCGAGATCGGTTTCAGGGTCACCGCCGGCAGCACCGCCTTCGCCGCCGGCGATTCGTTCACGCTCACCATCTCGGCGCCGGCGCAGATCACCGCGTCGGCCGGCACGAACACTGGCAACGGCAGCATCGGATCGCTGTCGGTGCTGTCGGGCGCGCAGACCGGCAACTACGTCGCGACGTTCAGCAGTCCGACTTCGTTCACGGTCACCGATCCGCTCGGCCGCACCTTAGCCTCCGGTGCAGTTGGCGTCGCCTTCGCCAATCAGATCGGCTTCACCATCTCGGCGGGCGGCGTCGCGTTCGTCGCCGGCGACTCTTTCGCGATCGACAACATCCTGCCGCCGGCGAGCGGCTTCTACACGATCGCCACGGCCGCGGCGACCGACGGGAGCCAGGTGCCGTGCGCCATCCTGGCCGAATCGATCGACACGACACCGGCCGGCACCAACGGGCCGGGCGCGGCGCCGCTCTATTTGACCGGCGAGTTCGATGCGAATGCCGTCATCTGGGGCGCCGGCCTGTCCGCGACGCCGCTCGTCGTCGCACAGCTGCGCCAGGTCGACATCTTTCTCAAGCAGTCGATCCTCGGCGACGTCGTTCTGTAAGCAACCCGCCGGTCAGCACCGGCCACCACAGGAGCGCCAGGCGTGTCCGGCACCATATCCCCGACGTCGTTCGGCCTTTACGACACCGCGCAGCTGGTCGCCTATGTCCGCAACATCAAGCTGCCATCGCAGTTCCTGCTCGACATGTTCTTCCCCGGCCTGGTCGAGTCCGACGTGCCGGAGATCGCGATTGACGTCGATGTCGGCAAGCGGCGCCTGGCGCCGTTCTGCACGCCGGTCGTGCGCGGCAAGCTGGTGCAGGCGCGGCAGTGGCAGACCAATCTGTTCAAGCCGCCCTACATCAAGGACAAGCGGGTGCCCGACCTGTTCCGACCGGTGCGGCGCATGATCGGCGAGCGGTTGCTCGGCCAGATGTCGCCGGCCGAGCGCATGGAGGCGAATCTCGCCTTCGAGATCGAGGATCAGATCCAGATGATCCAGCGCCGGCTTGAATGGATGGCGGCAAGCGCACTGACGACCGGAGCGGTGACCGTCAAGGGCGAAGGCTATCCGCTGCCGATCAACATCAACTTCCAGCGCGCGTCGGCGCTGACGATCGTGCTGACCGGCGCGCTGCAATGGGGGCAGGCCGGCATCATCCCGAGCTTCAACATCCAGGACTGGGCGACGCTGGTGCTGCAATATTCCGGCGCCACGGTGACCGACCTGGTGTTCACGCCCGCAGCCTGGAAGGCGTTCCGCGCCGATCCGCTAGTGCGTGAGGCGATCTGGTTCCCGCGCGCGGGGAACGCGCAGATTCAAACCGGCGTCGATGTCAAGCCGGGCGGCCTGGACATGGGTCGCTGGGGCGAGTTCGACCTGTGGCTCTATAACGAATGGTATGTCGATCCGGACACGGACCTCGAATATCCGATGATCCCGGACGGGACGATCATTCTCGGCAGCAAGCAGATGCAGGGAACAAAAGCGTTCGGTTCGATCATCGACCCGAAATTCGCCTACGGGCCGCTCGCCTATGCGCCGAAAATGTGGATCGAGGAAGACCCGGCGCAGATGAACATCATGATGCAGGCATCGCCGCTGGTGATTCCAAGCCGCGTGAATGCCTGCGCTGCCGCGACCGTGTGCGCGCCCGGCGCTGTGCCGATAGTGATCGCGCCGCCGTGAGTCTTGCCTGATCCTTTGGCGTTCCATCCAGATGGGGGCTGCAATGGCTGAGAGACTGAGGACGATCGTCACCAGCGCCACCTTCTACGTGCCCGGGCCGGAGAGCCGGCCGGGCGCACCGGTGGCGCAGGCGGTGCCGCCGAAATCGCTGCTGGAATTGCCGGAAGCGGAAGCGCTGCGCCACCTGCGCGGCGGCCGCGCGCACGATCCGAACGAGAAACAGCCGGAAGTGACGACCGTCACGCCGACCATGTCGGGCGCCGGCGCCGAGCGGGCGGAGTGACTGAGATGGCAACCCCTCCGACCACGCCCGTCACGATGGTGCGCGCCGTCGTGCAGCCCGGCCGCAAGCATTACGAGCCGCGCTCGGTGCATCCGTTCAAGCCCGGCGACGAATTCGAGCTGCCGGCCGACCGATTCGCCGAGTTGGAGAAGCTCGGCCATTTGGCGCTGGCGCAAACGCCGGCGGCCCCAGCTGCCGCGCCAGTAACGCCGCCGACAACCTGATGATCGACTTCGACGCGACCGTGCTGGCGGCCTGTGAGGCGGCCTTCGCCGAGCAGGTCGGCTGGTATCCGGCCGAGTATCCGCCCGCCACGGCGGCAATGATCTTCTTCGACGGCACGACCGAGAGCAAATTCCAGGACGGCACCGAAGTCACAGCACCTGCCTCGTTCCTCAGCGGCCGCCAGGCGGGATTCGCCCGGCTGCCGGTGCAAGGCGACCTGTTCCGCGTGCGCGGGCGTTGGTTCTATGCCACCGAGGTGCTGCCGGATGGCGAAGGCGCGGTCAAAATCCGCCTGCGCCTGGCCAGCGACGCCGAGGCGCGGCGGGCGCCGATGCCGCCGGTCGCCACATGACGCCCGACGACGATCGCCCGGGCCGGCTGGTGCGCGTGCGCGACGCCGCGGTCGCCGTGCTGCGCGACTACGGCACGATCGCCGAGGATCGCATCGAGGCCGAGCGGATCGATCCGGTCGGCAGCGGCGACATGCCGCGCGTCAGCGTCTTTGCCGACGAATCCGGCGAGACCGCCAGCCGCGCCGGCACCGCGCCCGCCTTCGACATGACCGGGCACCTGGTGCTGCAATGCCTGGTCGAGCGCGCTACCAAGGACGAGGCGATCGCCGACCTCGATCTGCTGATCTGGCAGGTCAAGGAGGCCCTGTTCTCCGACGCCGCCTGGGTGAAGCTGACCGCGAACATCGCCAGCGTCACCACGCAGCGCAGTTTTCGCGGCGATCGCGACATGATTCTCGGCGACGGACGGCTGCGCATCGATGTGACCTGGCGCGATCTCTATCCGCCGCGGATCACGCAAATGCTGAGCAAGATGACGGTCACCGTCGCCGTGCCCGCCACAACCTCCTGAGGGGCCAACATGTCCGGTATCGCCTCGCAAGTGCCGTTCTCGGTCATTCCGGCCAATCTGCGGGTGCCATTGTTCTATGCCGAGTTTTCGACGGCCGGGAACAACGTCTCGCAGCCGGTGCAGCGGTCGCTGATCATAGGCCAGTCGCTGAACGCGACCGCCCCGGTGCCGGTTTATGTGCCGTCGGTGCAATGGGCGCAGCTGCAATATGGGGCAGGTTCGATGCTGGCGTTGATGGTCGCCGCCTACAAGGCGAACGATCCGCTCGGCGAGCTGTGGGTGCTGCCGCTCAATGATGCGGCCGGCAGCAACCCGGCGAACAACAATGTCGGCATCACCGGCACGGCGTCAGCGAACGGCACGATCTCGCTCTATATCGCGGGATTTTTGGTCAGCATCCCCGTCACCGCAGGGCAGACCGCCGCGACCGTGGTCACCAACATGGTGGCCGCGATCAACTCGGCGCAGGTCTCCATCGGCG